TGTTTTAGTCCATTAGGAACATCTGTTTTAACGAACCATGCGTCAGTATCTGTTAAATAGTGATTAACCACATAACCTTGTGGAATCACATTCATAGATACAACAGCACTGATGTCATTATCAGCTGTTCCAGTTCTACCGACAGATTTTAATAATCTTTCAGCAGTAAATTGAAGCGCCGAAGGAACAATCATTTTTCTTCCTTGAGCTGCAATTTTTAAACCTCTTTCATCAGTTAGCGCTGCAATGTCAATCATTGCTTGCTCTAATGAAGTTTCGTTTAAGTCTGCTGCAGTTGATAGTTCGTTTTGCTCAGTACCAGCAACAATTATGTGTGCTGTTGAACAAAGTTCTAAACCATCTCCACCAGTATATGAACTGTTAAACGCTCTATTAAGAACGTTTGCCGCTTTAACTTGTTTCGCGTTAGCCATAGATCTAGCTAATGCTTTTGTATATCTAGACGCAAGTCTATCATACAAATTGTCTTCAATCGCTTCTTCAGTAATTGAAAACGCTAAAGCAAGCGTTTCGTGCGTATAACGAGCTGTGAAAGTTTCTTGAGCAGCGTCATAATTAACTGCTGAACCTTCAGGTTTAACTCCCGCATTCGCGAATCCTGATAACATTACTTCTTCTTCAAAAGCTCTGTCTGAATTTTCAGTATCGAAAATTTGTGAGTGCTCGTTAGCGTAGTTTTTGTACTCCAGGCCAAATAGTGCATTTAAACCTGGCTCTAGTTCTTTAACTAGTTGTGCTCTTGATATAGCCATAATTTATACTCCTATAGTCCTGTTATTAGTTTGTATGCATGCTCCCCAGTATTCGCAACTACATAAGCATTTGAATTTGCCGCTGTTAAGTCTGAATTATCTGGATCTTTAGAAACTCCAATTTGAGTCCACGTACCAGTAGCAGTAGTTGTATAAGTAGAGGTATCAATTTCTGCACTTGATTGTCCATTAATTGTACTTCCGCCTGTACCTACGTGATCATGGTTTGCATTGTTGTTATTCGCAACAGTAGCCGTTCCATCATGTTGGCCTTCAAAGATAATTTGAGGATCTGCATAAACATTAGCAACTATGTCAGAAGCTGTAATGCTTCCTGGATAGTATGCTTTCCACGTTGGTTTACTTGTAGTTGGGTCTGTATAGAAACAACCGTTAAACACTCCATTCATTTGGACTGCACCGACTGCACCTAATTCAACTCCACCACCAGCAACCAATGCGCTAGGGGAACCGGTGTAAATTACACCTGTATAGCCAGAAGCAATTACATATTCTTCTGTTCTAGGCGTTCCACCTGATAAATGCCTTACAGCTCTAAAGCCGAAGGCAGCATCTTGATTTGCCATGTTTGTCTCCTTAGTTAATAAAATTTCGTTGGATAAGAATTGCTAATAAATTAGTTTTTCTTAGTACCACCGAAGGTTACACGGGATTGCCTCTCAGCATTGATCGGCATTCCTGGATGCTGTTCCTTCATAAGATCGCTTTCAACCGCGTCGTCTCTGTCTTGAGTAATTTTTCTAAAATACTCATCGCGCGCTTTAACAATCTCTTCTGGTATCCTTGCCAGCAATAGGCCACCAACTCCGATTACCCCTTTGTATTTACCCTCATTCATCACTGGATATTCCGATCCTGGATATTCATCTCCTCTTACGAGTTCATATCCTGATCTTAATCTGCCGGCCATGTTCTTTGTATCATCAAAGCCCATAGTTTCGGCTCTTATCCACCTGTGATGAAATCCATCGGGTGCAGGGGGTGCATCTAAAGATGATGGTGGAGTCCAAACAACTTTTTGAGCAGTTTTTGCTCGGGTCTGGCTCGCACGGGAAGTTTTTATTTTTTCGTTTGTCATATGCTTATGCCTCCTTCGTGATTTTTAATTGTTTCGCATATTCTTCAAGTGGCACACCTAATTTTTTAGCAATTGCTACCTGAGAGGATGTGAGTCTCACAGTTGAGCGACCAGGTTTAACACTTCGCGTAGCTGAAGCTACTGTTTGTGTAGGTTTAGTCGATTCCTGTATTTTAGTACTACCAAATTTATGAGGAAAGTCAAGTCTCATTCTTTTATCAACTTCATCATAATATTCATCTGATTTAGGATCAAAACCTTCTTGCTCAGTTAGTTTTTTATGCAAATCAAAAGCGGTATAAGTCATAGCACTGTCTTTTCCGAACCATTCGTTCTTTTCTGCCCATGCTTCTGCTTTTGGATCTGCTGGCGGTTGCTGTAATGCCTGGTCTAAGGTAGGTGTTTTTACTTCTTTTTCCTTGGTTTCTTCAACTCTGGTTTTAAAAGCTGCAACTCTAGATTCTTCAACACCTAGTCTAGCAATTTCTTTTTGTGCTTCAACCTCAGCATTAATATCACTCGCTTCCCTTGCTGCCGCAAGTTTAGCTTTAGCTGCTTCTAAACCTGATGTAACTCTATTTTCCATAGCAGTTACATAATTAGGCTCTAGCTTCGCCATTCGTGTTTTTATATGAAAATGTTCAGCCTGAACGCCTTTAGCATAATCTAAAGCGGCTTCTTTTTGTCTTTCCGCTTCGCGCCATTTTTTCGTTAACTTGGAAATTCTCTTTTGAACACCTTCACTATATTGCTCTAATTCTTTCTTTTTTTCAGTCTCTTGTTTCTCGTCACTCGTTTCTTGTTTCTCTTTTACTTCTTCTTTTACTTCTTCCTTTTTTTCTGGTTCTTTATCGTCCTTGCTATCTCGAACATCCAACTGCTCATCCAGTTTCTCAGATGTGTCATCGGGCTTAGGACTGTCTTGAGTAGTTTCATTTTCTAACTCCTTTTCTTTGTCTTCTTTGATTTCAACTTCAGCGCCTGGGCCGGTTGTATCAATATCAACTGTTTTTTCTTCTGGCATAGTTTCCTCCTATGATTAATTATGACTCAGTACGGATTCAGGATCTTGTATCGTTCCTAAAACTTCATCATCATTTAAGATGCGTACCTCGCCGCCTTCTATGGGTAGTCTTGATCCTGCGTAGCGTGCAAAAATAACCCAATCTCCTTTTTTACACCACGGTCCCGTTGGAAATTTTTCTTTATCATGATAGGCCAACGGACCCATCGATAATACATAACCACAGTTTGTGGCAATTCTTAATTTGTCTAAAGATTCTTGTGCTATTAAAATTCCACCTTTGGTCTTTTCTCTAGGTGTAAAGGGCAAAACTAAAAGTCGCCAGCCGCTTGGAACGGGTAGCTGGGATTCTTGGTTTTTAATATTTTTTGGATTTAAAGGTTCTTGTTCTTTATATTTTTCTTGTAGGGCTTCCCTATGTTTTGGGACTTCCTTTTCCGATGTCGATAACGTTTCCTTGTTCATCTTTTTGCTCCTTCCGTTTTAGCAGGTTAGAGATTTCCTGAAGCATGTACTGATAAGTACGTGCCTGTCCTAACATATACTGATATTTCTCCATATTGTCAACACCACCACTGATCATACTGTCTCCAATACGTTGAAGATTTTCGTGTAAAATTTTTTGTAGTTTAGCTACGATTACGAGTGGGTCCATTAAGTATGTCTTTATAGTATTTCTTATAGCTTGGATTAGATACTTTTACTCCAGCCAAATCCCCTTTTATATAGGTTCCTATATAGGGTTGTGGTTTAGGCAACACATATTCAAATTTATATTTTGAATTAATAGGTTTTTTAGCCACTATTTTTTCTTATTATATACGTTTGAGGGTTTTGAACCTTTTTTAAAACCAAGCGGTCTAGCTCTAGCTAATGATGCACCTACACCACCTAGTGGTCTAGTAAGCATACCACCTAGTTGTTTACCAACTCTTTGTACCCCTTTTTTCCATGACTTATAGTCGTTTCTCATTTTTTCTCCTTGGTTGATTGTTAATATAACTTATTTAAAACGGCAAGTCTATTTCTTCTTGCCACCATTTCTAAATATTTGTGTTCCCTTTATCCCAAAAACGCTGGCCACGACCAAAATCCACAAATTGGTAAACCATTTTGGCAGGTTCGAGAAATGCTCAAAGAAGATATTTATCTTCTCCATGGCGCCCGGATCATTCGACCACACTCCATATGCGAGCACCAGAATGGGCACTGTAAGAATCGCCAAAACAATTTCGTCCTTATAATCGTTTTGCCGTGCTTCTAACAATTTACCCTGGTAAGCTTCTTCGCCTTTTGACATTCGAACGGCATGCATATGCTGTGCATCAGCCATAGCCATTTTTGTCTCTTGACGTTTTTTATAAATGTGGCTTCCTGCTTGAAGCGCCATTTTTGCTAATCCAAACCAAGCCATATTAACTCCAAGTTACATTCTTTTGAGGTCTAGCAGCACGAGTTCCTGTAACAGCGTTTCTATCTTTTTTATCTCCGCTTGTTTTCACCGGCTTATTATTTCTATTTGCGTCCGGCGTAGGAATCACTTTTGATTTTCCTAAAGGTGCATATCCTTTTCCTGTTGTCATTTTTCCTCCTATATTTTTCTAGCCAATTTAGGAAATCCACTTAGTAGACCTCCCTTACTAGCTTGTTTTCGTTTTTCAATACCTGTTATAGTCCCTTTATTAGCAGAAGCATAGAAAACACTTTCTCCTTTTTTAGGACCGTACTGTTTTACCATAGCGCCTTTAATTTTTTGACCTTTATCGGTTAGAGGCACCGTTTCCTCCTCTAAATTTCATTCTAGCTAATTTTTCTCTAGCTTCATTAGCCATTTCCTGTTTTTCAAGAGAAGTTTCAGCTCTTAATTCAGCAAGATCTTCATTTTGGTCTAATTTATCTTCAACATTTCCTTGATTCATCATAGCTCTCATACGATCTAGATTTATCTTCTGTTCTGTTGCTTTTCGTTTAGCTTCATTATCCATAGCCCTAATATCAAGCTCTCTTGCTCTTAATTTAGCAATCGGATCATGATCAAATTGAGAAGTTACTTTTTTCTCTTCTTTCATGAATTCTTCCATCATTTCAGCTACTAAAACAGCTTTTCTTGACTCAATTTTCTGTTGTAACTGCATTGCTTGCTGTTGTAATTGTGGATTTTGTTGTGCCATTTGTTGCATTTGTGCTAATTGTTGTAATTCTTCTCTAAATTCAAGTTCAATTTGTTCCTGTGCCATTAAAGAAATGTGTTCTAAGCAATTTTTTTCAACTGCGGCCGCTACCATAGGTGCATTTCTAATCATATTAGTTGCTATAAAATTTAAATGCGCTGTAATATGCGCTCTATGGTCTTGTCCTGGAAATGCCTGAAAAGGTAAAGACGCCAAAGCGTCAATATGCTCTAATGCAGGATCTTTTGGCATGGGTTTTGGTGGTCTTTTTAGTATTAAATCAATATCCTTGACACCCAGCGCCTCGTACATGTTTCGATAAACTTCATATTGATTATGAATCTGTGGATTTGAGGTTGCCAACTGCAGTTCCGTTTGGGCAAGTGAGATTCGTTGCGTTTGGGAGAAAATATTTGGATCTGCAACTGGCAATATGTCGATTCTGTCGTCAAAGTCCGTTTGCATAATTTGTCTTTGGCCTCCAACAACATCGTAAGGATAAACTGGCGGTAAATAGAGTTTAAATACTCTTGCCATTAAAATAAATTCTCTTTTCATTGCAGCATACAGTCTTTTGTGTATCGCTGACATGGTTCTACTTCCCCTTTCCAACAAAGCCACGGTCGTTCCCACTGCTGCTTGTTGGTTCCCATCGCCTACTTGTAGATCTGCAATAGATGCAAATCTTTGTCCTGCTTGGACTACGACCCCCATAAGCTGTAACAATGTTGCAGAAGGTTCTTTAAAAGGAAGCGTCATAAAAGCATCTTTTAAATTTCCTCCTGGAGCATCAACATCTCTAAACTCTCCTGGCTGTATGGATTGTGCTTCGTCTCTCATTTTAATACCACGCATTTTAAATCCTGCGGGTAAATTAGACAAAGTACCTGCATCGAGCAGCTGTCGTAAAGCTGCTGTTGCTGTTCTTGATAATCCACCAATCATGTGAATTAAGCCAAAACCGTAAAAACCTAAACCGGGTAAAAATTTAAAATGAACAAAATATTGAATTTTATTTTTCTTTTGATCACCTACTTCATAGTTTCTTCGAACGGATAATACTTTTCTTGTGCCTTCTTCTAAAGTTATAATGTAAGGTAATTTAATTCCTGTAGGTTCACCATCTTCTCCTGTATCTTCAAATCCTCCAAGGTCTAGATTCACGTGACATTCTAAAATTGTGTATACTTTTTCATCTCTGCCTTTAGAGACTCCTTCAAGAGCTCTTTCTTTTTTCTCAGACTCGGATTCATTCATATAAGCAGGGTTTAATTCAATATCTCTATAGAATCCTCCCACTTGTTGTTTTCTTAATTCGTTTTCTGACATACGAACCATATGGATGACGGTTTCCGCATCGTCTAATGAGGTAGCCGTATACGGAACAACCAGGTCATCTGCTGGAACGAATTTTGATACTGTTCGTCCCATTAATTCATCGTAGTAAACTTTTTTAAATGCCGATCCTGCAAGTGGCAGGTAAAATAACATCTGATCAAATTCTGCTTCGTATTCTTTCATCTGATCCATGATTTGATAGTTCATGAACTCTTTAACTCGAATCGCCTGCTGTTCTTTATCAGGAGACTGAAGACCTACAATCTGAGTTCTAACAGGACCTCCTGCCGGTAAGAGTTCTTTATAAGCTAGCGCCTGAAACTGTGTTACCGCTTCAGCTAAAACAGGATGCGTTGCACCGGACGCTCCCTTAAAAGGCTCGGTTCTATCATCATATTTAAAACCTAATAAATCTAAACCATTGGTATAAGATCTTTCCCAGTCTTTTCGGGATGTTTTGTAATCGCTATAGTTTGTATGAAGTTCGTTGCCTAATGGATCTAAAATATTATCAGGAATAAGTTCCGCAAGGTTTGCAAAATGGCCTTCGTCCTGTCCTGGATTAACAGCGGAAGGATCAAAATTAACATCGACACTTCCATCTTCGTTTTCCGTTGTTTCAACCGGTTCACCTGCTTCCTGCTGCTCGACTAATTTTTCTTGTTCAGCGATTTCTATTTCTTCAGGACCAGGAACATGTACGGTTTGCTTTACGTTGGGTAAAGACTTGTCTACTGTTGCCATTTATTTCCAGCCTCTTGTTGCTAGTTTAGGTTTGCCTGTAATGAGTCCACCACTATTATATCCTGTAGTTTCCTTTAATTTTTTTCTAAATGCTTCAGCAAATTGTTTGGAAGTTCCACCTTTAGGAACTACTTTAGGAGATTTCCATTTGATTTCTTTAGCACCCATTTTTTTCATTGCTTTAGTTAATCCTTTTAATTGTAGTTTTTTCTCTAAAGCTTTTGCTTCTTTATAACCTTCTTTACCACGCCAAGCTTTAACAGTTTGTCCTGATCTACCTCTTAAAAAGGGTGCGCTTCCTATTCCTGATTTGCTTCCCATTTATTCTCCGTTAATATGTTTCTAACCTTTTTATATTAATTATTCAAGCCCTGTGATAGCGGTCCTTTTTTAGGAGGTACCGTTGTTGTTAGTTTTTTAGCCACTATATGTCCCTGCTTCTACCTGTAAGGGGCTTATCGATTAGGCCGCCTCGGGCATTTAATTTTCTTTTCTTTAGTAAATCCTTAATGTGACCTGGGAAATTGGTTATTCGTTCTATATTTTCCTTCTCAACCTCTGGATCCATTGTATTAAAATAACCTGTTTTCTTTATTTTTTTAGCCAAATCATTTTGTAGTTTTGTTATGTGATCAATAATCTTTTTATCGGCTTCATCTTCAATTAATTTTTGTTTTATAAATCTTAAGGCTATTTCTTGTTGACCTCTAGGTGGAGTTAAAACAAATTTATCCGTATCAAAAGGTTGACCATAATCATCTCCTCTTACTTTTAAAAAAGTTTTTTTAATAATATCATTGTCTAAAGCACCTTCTTTAAAATCTTCTTTCGAAAAAGGAAATGAATCATATCCATCTTCTAAAGTAGAAATAGTAGGTCCTTTGTAATCTTCTGGTACTTCCAACAATTGCCC